TGAGGCGGCGGTGCACCAGTTGTTGAGAGACTCGCAGCGCAGATCACTTTACCCGTACCATCGTAAGTCCCATCAACATTGGTGACGAAACTCACGCCGACGGTCTCACGAAGCTCGAGGAGGGAGGAAATCGTGCCATCAGGATAGCGCGTATAACCTCGAAAAACGAGCGAAACACCCTCCGTAGGTGAAAGGATATAGCCGTTCGACATTTTTGAGCCTGGCACTCGCACTCGCCGTTGACGCTGACCTCCGCCGGAGTTCTGACTCCGTTGTCCCACAAACTGGTGAGGGGCGAGGACGCGACCGGTAAGATTCGCAAGTTGTTGGCCACCAAGACGTTTGGCTGTTCGAACGGCTTTACGTCTTTCTCGTCGATTGATTTGAGCTTGGGTAGGGGAACCATTTCTGGCACCTCCTGATCGCCCATTTTTCTTCTTTCTAGGCATTGCCTCTTCGCAAATTCAAGTAAGAATTTACGGCGGGCGTGAATTTGAGGCCACCCGCCGGTGGTTCAAACTCGAAAGAAAAGTGTTGTGTATGATATGAAGTTGTGTATTAGGATGAGAAAAGAAAAGAAACCACCCGAGACGCCGCCTCCGTTAGTCGTCTTTCAACGATTTCTCGGGAAGCGAGTCACCTCATTCCCGGTCATAAGGCACCAAATTTCTTCATCAGTCTTGTACGCTTCACGCGCCCAGAACGGCAATTGAGTCCGCACTGGCTGACCATGGTCCTCTCCAACCAAGTCACAGAGACGCTCCAAGACATACTTTCGGAGGCCCTCATCCGCCCAAGTCTCAATGCGCAATTGGCAAAGCCGCACAAACTTCTGGTATGGATCTTTCACCACCACATGACATGCGGCTCGCATCTTGTGCACATCGGGAACAGGCAAGATGTTGTTCCGAACCTTCCTAAACGTATGACCACAGAATTTAGCACCATCCAAAATTTCACCCTGAAACTCAAGTTTTGGTACCCAGCCCAATTCTCGATAGAAATCCATGAAACGCTCAACGGTATCAACGCCACACGTGATATTGTCGTCTCCCATCAGCTGAACGCAATGTTCACGCCAAAATTCAAAGACACCACGGGCTCCATCGTTGTAACGTTCTTGACCATCGCGAAACGCGCAATAGAACACAGCAAACATGGAAAACAAAGAGTTAAAAAAGCCAGTAACATACGCTCCACTAGCCATCCCAATGGGAATCACCACAATATGACCACACATTCG